CGCTTGCAGATGACTGAGCGTACCTTTTATACATATTATGCTCAAGTTGTTCGGACGGTCTATAATGATAATAAAATGAACTTAATGCAGTAGTAACCCCATTTTGTATAAAACTAGGCGCAACTTGTTGCGCATAAAAAGTCGTACCCGTTTGCTGAAAAAAATCAAATACTAAAAAACAAAATTCTTCGTTAGCTGGAATTATCAGGTTTTGTTCATGCTGAGTGGTGGTATTTAAAACATGATTCCCTACCTTCCATCCAGTGTCAAAATGATAAGGTGAAGTTGATGTTACTTGATTTACGGGACTAAGTGTCATTGTTTATCCTTCCTTGTATTCTGTGCCAGAGACTTTGCACTTTAGGTTGATGGTGTAGTCTTCTAGCGCAAGAGTAACGGTTACAGGTACGCCTAACGGTTTCTTGTACCAAGCCCCACTTGAACTGATCGTATTACTCCCGCCCACAGCAGCCTGTTCTTTTAAGGTTGCTTTATTATTCGAGAAGCTGATGGTTTGAATATAGCCTGACGAATTCTGTATGAACATTTCACCCTTATCACTCCCCAAAATAGCCCGCATATCAATAATTGGAGATGGGTAAACATCAGAGTCAGTCCCCAAATACTCAGCGGTTTTGGTGGCCCAATCAATAGCGTAAATGTATGATTGGCTAGTGTATCCAACATCCACGTAATACTTATTTTCATTGGAGTTGTAACAAACGCCAAGACGCGGGTTAGAGGATGTCTGGTAGCCAGTTGGGAGGTTGACTGCGTAAATAGCACCTGCGTTTGTGTCGAAGCAATACAAATAACCTAGAAAACTGTTGCTGCGAGAGTAGAAGAACACACCGTTAACGGCCCCCGCTGTGGAGTAACTTGATGTGGTACTAACACCCGCGCTTAAAATTGTCGTATCCACCCCCGTTACTAAGTCAACTTCGTGAATAGTTGACCCTGATACATAAAAAACCTTCTTATTCCCGATGTCCAACGCCATGTAGCCGTAGCTTGGGCTTGCAAAGTTGGACCAAGCGCCTATGGTTCCGCTACTGTTTGTAGCTTTGTACAGAGTGTGAGCATCGTTTCCGTTGGTGTAAAAGTAATATGCAAACGTGTCCGTGGCATAAAACCACCTTGGTATAGACATTGATGGGACATTAAACGACCCATTTGTACTCGTGGCGCTGGTGAACGTCGCATCAAAATACTTAACAATCAGTTCATCTTCAGACTGATTTATAAGGTAATTATTGACAGGGACATCGATGATGTCGGTTTTTGTTGTGGTTCTAATAAAGCTGGTGGTAGCTGCTGAAACATACTGGGCACCTTCTGCTGAATAACCAACTTCATCAAGAACAAGAGGTGTATCCAGCTTAACTACCAAGGACGTGCTTGGTGCTGTGATTTCAGAACCCGCAAGACTTTCCGTTTTGCCAAGGGTAATAGTGTCGTTGATGAAAGTGCCTGAAACGGCTTTCCCATCTGCATCAGACAGAGTGACACCGTCGTCAATCAAGACCCCTTCAACAACTGATGTGGTTGTCGCGTCGTTTGTGTAAAGCGTCCAAGTGTCCAATCCAGTCAGATCAACAGATGTCAAAGTACCGTTGAATAGAACCTTGGGGGTTCCACCGCCGCTACCGCCGCCTAAAGATGAAAGGGCTACCATTATGCAAGTCTCCATTCTGTGTTGTTGTAGACGAGCCAAACAGTCGACAAAGGCACGTCATAAATTAAAGTGGTGTCGCCGTAGATGTTGTTTCCGTTTCCGTCGATTGTGAGGTTGTTTGTTTTTGCGTCACCATCAATCACACTGACCATGACAACGTCGCCAGAACTAGGGGAAGGCGGAAGCGTTAGCGTCCAAGCTCCAGCGGTAACGTCGGCAGCTATTTTTTCACCTGACGAAGCGGTGTAAGTTGTGGACTTAGTTAGCCACCTAAGTCCCAAACTGTTTCGGGCATTTTCAGCACTCGTCAAGTCCGAAAGGTCATTAGCCGCCATAAGCGTGCCAGTCGTATCAAAAACTGCTGCCGACCACTCGCTGTTGTAAACCCGCAGACCAGCAGTTGCATTTGTCTTGAAGTAAAACACCCCATCGACAATGGTTTTGCCAGAAGCATCCGCCGCCGCGTCGTCAGCGTATTGACCGATATAACTGCCCTCGAAAGCGTTAAGGTAGCCTAGAGCTGTTGACGCACTTGCCGCCGCGTTGCCCGCTTGTGTGGTTGCTAGGCCAACTCGAGCCGTAGCAAAGCCTGCTTGTGTGGTTGCAATGCCTGCTTGTGTGGTAGCCTTTGCAGCGTAATGAAGCGAAGAAAAAAGCCCATCAGCGACTACTGCATTTTCTGCATTAGCTGCCCAAGCTTTCGCATCAATAGCTGCTTGAATAGCTTCAATAACTGAAATAGCTTCCCAATTGGCAGGAGTTGCTGCACGTTCCTGTGCAAAAGTTAGAGGACTTGCACCTGTTACATGGCTTGTAACAGCACGGAATAAGCTGCCAGATGCACTGTCTGCATAGATTTCATCAGCAGATACAGATGTGCTGTTCTTATACAAGCCTTTGATATTTGTCAATCCAAAGGTTGCAGCAATTACTGCATCAAGAACACTAAAATTCTCGTTAACATCATCATGCCAAGGAGAGCTGTCAAAGTTTGGCAGATTAAGTGCTAGGTTTGGTGTGCTCATCGTCTAAATCCTTGTGCTTTACGGTACATTACAGAGATTGCAGAGAATTTTAATTCCTCAAATGTCGCCCCCGTAAACTGAAACTTTAAGATGTTGAACTTACTTGGCATTTTATATGCCCGTTCATCGTTTGTCCTTCTGCCGCCGCCAAAACCGCCAACATCTGTACCATATCCAGCGGTGCTGCCACCACGAAAACCCATCACCATTACAGGATCAGGGTCGCCAGCAACATCTGTATAGAAGTTATCAATAAAGATGTTTAAGTTAAAGCGTGCTGTGCCAACTGTATCGAGCATAACGTTGCTAAGCTGCTTGCTACGAATACGGCTGTTAGCATCGAACCACGGCAATTCCCATGTCCAGACAATTGCATCACCAGCGTATGAAGCAGTAATTAAATCAGCATGGTATTCTTCACCAGTTTGCGAACTGTTTCCGTACAAATAAACCTTGTCGCCTTTGAAAAGCAGCATTCTTCCTCGTGCAGTTTCAATGCCGCCATCGAAAGTCCAGCCAGTTACCTTTGACCATGACACGTCTTTAAAGTTGTCTTTATACGCCATTGCATATATTTCATAGGTGGCTACACCATCTTGCCGAATAAAAACAAAGATGCGCTTTGCTGACAAATCTCGCACCATGAAAGTGTTTGAAGCGGATAAATCCATAGTCGCCGTAGCTTTTTCAAACAAGCTATGCACATCTTCTGTAAAATCTTTTGTCGTAAGCTGCTGAGAAAACTGCTGCGGTTTCAGTGTTTGCAAGCCCGTCTGTGTTACAATAACCAACTCACTATTAGTCGTGATTGATGTTCTGTGGTTCAGCAATCTTGTGTCTTGAATTGTGTCAACAACCTTTGGAGTGTGTACGCCATCGGCATCAAAAATGTCTAGCTCAAGTACGAGAACATACTCTTCAAAAAACACGATCAAAGTATTCTTGAAGTCAGCAATTGATACAATTTTTGCGCCAGAGTTTGCGGTGTACGAACCAAGACGAATGGACACGGAATTGTTTGGATCAGCGTCTCCTGGCCACGTACCGCTTGTTCCCGCACTGGAGATAAACACTTCATCGGTGTCGTTGTATCCAGCCATTACGCAGTAGTTTGCAACAGTCGTTACAAGGTTTGTAATAGGCACGTAGACGTTTGAACCCGTTGCAAGGTCTTGCAAGTATGTAACCGCAAATGTATTGTCAATAACAATTGGTTTATCGAGACCGTTTGTCACAATCAAATCAGAGTTAAAAACTGTGTAGCTAATTTGCTCTGCGCCCGCAGTCCAGCCATCGGGGCTAGCTGTAAGAGCACCCGCAATTGTATCGTTCCAAATAACAACAACAGACCCAGCACCGTCAATCGCTGCGATCGTACCATCTTTCATAAAAGCAATTGCAGAGTTTGTAAAGTTAGCCATTTCAAGAATGTCACTGGCACAAGTTGCAAACAATTTTGTCCCATAACGAACTCGCATACCCTGTTCTTCGTCACGAAATACGTTATCAGCGACAACAGAGAATTTGTTGCGCAAGTTTGTTTCATTTTCGGAAACACGAAGACCGCCGGAGAAATCTCTCAGCGTTAAATCTTGTGTATTTGCTGTTGAACGGGGAAGACCTTTCAACGCAGGAAAAGGAGATAAAGACATTAGCTTGCCACCGTAAAGCTGTCAGGACGGTTGCGACCATAGCGAAGAATGCGCACATTGTCCTGCGTGATGAGGTCTTGGTAACGTTGATCAAACAAAGCAGCGTGACGTGCTTCATTTCCTGGGTTCATTCCATCAGCAGCAAGCATAGTAGAAACAACAAAGTGCTTCAAACATACTTCATCGAATGGAACAATATCGGCTGTTGTAGTAAACTTTACTGGCATCCGTCTTGCTCGTACACGAATAGTGCCAGTAGTAGTTTTTGGAAATACCGTAAACATCTTATTTTCTGCTTGAGCGTCGTCCCAAGTAAAGATAGAAAAGCTGTCACGGTCCCCATCTTTCCAAGTACCTTCGATATCGTAATAAAGCTCATCATGTTCTTCAAATGGATATTTCCGTATCCACTTAATGTCCTGAACTTTGGCAATTTTAACGACTTCATCTGTAATCACGCCAGCAACACCGTCGAGTGTATGCTCTGAGGTATTTGTCAGGTGATCCCAGAAACGCTTATCAAACAGAAAACGAAAGCAGTCATTAACTGTTTCTAAAATTTGTGGCTCCGTGTACGTTTGTACAGCAGAACCACCAACGAGGTTCAACTCTTGCAGAACTGCTTCTTGTAAAGTTGCGACTGTTGGATACATGATTGACCTCGTTGGTGGAAGATTTCCAAGGCGCTGTTACACGCCTTGTAACACTTTAGACGGATGGAACACCGTGCAAACCATTGACAAAGTCACGGCTGTTGAACTTGCAGTAGATTTCCCAAGTGCGTACACCGTTAGCAACAACACCCGCAGCAGGTTTGAACAATCCTCGTGGATCGCCTGTTGCAGCAGTTGCAGGATCGGTTACGTCGGCGGCTGTAAAAGTATTAGCAGCACCCGTTGTAATCGCACCAGCAGTATCAACAAAGTATTTGACAACTTCTTGCAGCACAAACGGCACTGCATAGGAAGTACCCAAACCAACTGACAAGTTGCCGTTCGCAGTACCATTGACGATCTTATCAACAGTCTTGAACGCTTTAAGCGTTTCTTGAGCTGTCGCGCCAACCAGTGTCATTGTCTGGGTAATACGCTCTGCAAGGTAGTTCGTACCATAAACAGTGATCGTACCACCAGTAACACTGGTAAGGCTGACAGTGCGGCCATGATCAGCACTGATTTCCAAGGGAGGATCATACAGTGTAATTGCGGCAGCAGCGGTTGCAACAGCAGATTGGAAAGTGTTTGCAGCCGCAACAGCAGGAGTTGTGACCGTGAATTTCCCAAATTCATTTTCGTCAAGTTGGGCGTGAATATTCATGAAAGGGACGTGAAGATCGCCCTGATCATGTGCGAAGGGAACGGTGATTGACATTATGCAGGCTCCTTAAAGCTTTCAGCAAGAATAGATGATTTCGAGTAGTTGACATCTTGGTCAAAAGGGTGGCCCGATTTAGAGATACAATCCCCAACAATCCGGTCTTCCATTTGTTGCCAAGCATCCATACGCTGTTTTGTGTGCATAGCAAACTTGAATTGACCAGCAACACTTTTCTGGTCTGTCACACTTTCGAAATTCATAATCTCCGGTGTCTCAAGATATCCGCGACGTTCTGCCTCGGACGAGCACATCACTTGCGATGTACGGTTTGGGAAGAAAACAATCACAGGGTCTTTAACCTTAGTTTTTGTTTTCACATTTTCCCGCAACTTCGTATCAAAGGTTGTTTTCTCTGACACAATGTCCCCCGTTACAAGCCGTGTAACGAAGGACAATTTTGCGGGACCATCAGATGTGATACCCATCGGTGTAGCTCCTTAAACTTTGTTCGAAATGAATGCGTGAGTGCGGTAGTTCTTCCACGAGCACAGTTGATATTCCATGACGTAGCGCTTACCAATCACGTCCTGATCATACGGCGCTGTGAGGTCTTTCAACTTCATATTTGCACCTTTCAGAATGTGGATCATCATTTCATCTTCGTTGATGAAATAACCCTGATCTGGGTCAAGTTCTTCGTCATAGATGATCGGAATGTTCTGGTGAGTAGAACCAATCAAACCGAGATTGCCAAGCTTTTTACCGAAACCAGATTGTGGCAACTGAATTGTTTGCTTGTCTTTGGTAGCAGTGCGGTGCATGTTGAACAATTTACGGCCAAGAAAAATCACAGAGATTTTGCCTTCGTCGTTGTTCATATCCAGCAACAGATCGTCGAAGCTGTCTTCAATAGTCGCCGCAGTCAACGCACCAGCATAAAGATAGACGCTGGGACGGAACAACGGTTGAGTTGCCAAGTTTACGCCACCAATAGTACCGGAGGTTACAACTTCTGGCAGCAAGTTGCCAAGGCCAAGTGGGTCTTTACCACTGTTAACAGCAACAGCTTTTTTCCGCTGATACTGTTTGATAGCAATCTCAAGTGCTTTCATCTTAGACGCAGCAATATCGGTGATCTTTGCTGCACCCATGTTTTCGTCAATTTCTTGGTCAGAAATGACATATGTCCCGACAATGCGGGTCATGTCATAACGAACAGTGTCAAGCTCACTGGTTTGTGAAACTGGAACACGGTCATAGTAAGTTGCTGGGCCAACGTTAGGGTTGCCGCCGACCAAGATTGGGTTGGAGATTTCAGGGCCACCGTCTTCGGTTTTTACTTTACCAGCCGCAGCAAGGTAAGAGTAAAGACCCCCAGGAAGAATGGCAGCAATACGCAGTTTCTTCATGCTGCGTTCGGCCATTGCGTGAATAAGGTCTGCTGGTTTCATCGGATTTCATCCTTGATTGATTGGGCTATCTGCTCGAAAGACATGGTAGCATAGTCATTTGACGGGGCCGTTACACGCTTTGTAATAGGAGCAGGCTTTTGCGGGGGAGGTGTTTGAGACTTGTATCTCTGCATCGGCGGTTCTGGCTGTCGTGCCAAATGCGCCGATATGCGTGTCCAAATCTCTTCCAAACTCATGTCTGGATACTTATTCTTTGCAAATGCAATCTGTTCTTCATATTGGCCAGCATCTGGATTTTCTTTCAGAAACTTTTGGGCAATACCGATTGCAATGTCTTCTGTCATGGGTGGAGTTTCGAGTGTCTCTGCTTGCTTATTCTTAGCTAGCATGTCCGTTACAATGCTTGTAAGGCTTTCTTTGACCGTATTAGGATCAAGCGACCCACCAACTCCTAGTGTTGATACATCTATACCACTCATGTGCGCACGTGTCAACATCTTTTTCAATGCTTCAAGTGGGTTCGTCTTGTATTCTTTCATCATCGCAATTGCTGGCTCAATGTCTTCTTGAGGCAGTCCAGTAGCCGTTGCAAAGTCCATCTTAGGTTGTGCAAGTGCCGTATCATATGCCGTGTAAAGCTCTTTAAACTTGCCAGCAAGCTCCATGTTACTCACAGCCATTCGTTTTGCTGCTTCACGTTGCTCACGTCCTTCACGCTTCACACGTTCAAAAAACGTGCGTGATTTTCCTGAGGTTGCTACGATCGTTCCATCATCGAGAACGAGATTGTTGTTTTCGTCTTCTTTGAGGAAAGTATCGAGCGCCATGCTTCGTTTGTCGTTTGGCAACTGCTTGTTAGCATCCGCAGCCGCTTGTTCTGCAACCTGTTGAGCATCAGGCTGTTTAGCAACTTCTTCAACTTTTGGTTCAGGTTTTTTTGCAACAGGCTCTGCTTTCTTTTCTGCTGGTTCATCATCCATGCGGTTAAGCGAAAGAATTTCTCGCTCAGTATCGCTTGTCTCTGTAGATGTCGGCTCATCTGCGACCTCTGTTACAAGGCTTGTATCAGGGACATCAACAACATGCTCGGCACCTCCTGCGGTGTCTACTGCTGCACTAATCTCGTCTAAAAATTCGTTTGACATTGTCTTTCTTTCTTTTCTAAGTTAAACTTGTGGTGGCGTTGGTTGTGGTGGTTGAGGGCCTTCTGGTCCTCCTTGTTCTCCACCTGTCGAGACACCTTTTTGCATTGCTGCGCTGCTTTCTTCTTTCAGCAACTTCAAATCATTATCTGTAACAAGTTCTCTGCTGAATGCAGAACGAAGCAGTCGAGATACAATTGACAAGACAGTTCCTGGAGCAGCGGAACCAAATTGACCAAGCATTTGAATAATACCTGCGGCTTCTTCTTTCTTCCGTTCTGTTGTTGGCTTCTCTGTGCTACCTGCTGCAATGGTCAACGAGTGTTGAAGATTGAAATCACGAACAGACATCTGCACAAAGTCTTCTGCGGCTTTTGTAGAAACAAGCATCTGCATTTCTTCCATGGTAAACTGTGATACCATGATTTCACAAACTGACCAGAGCAGGTCTTCTACGCTGGCTTCAATCTTGTCGGTCAAACCTTCAAGACGTGTTTGTGCTTGTTCTTTGTAAGTGTTAACAGCAGTGGTGTTTGTATTTACCTTAAATTGCTGACCACGCATAGCATCACCAACACGGCTGGCACTTGTGATAGCTTCTTTAAGTCCTGACTTATCAAACATTTCCATAAACTGAAGTGCTGGCATTTTGAATGGAGCAAGCATTCCATCAACGCCTTTATCTTTGTCTTTCAGTTTGATGCCAATAGCTTTTAACTCGCCAGTTGATCGCGTTACTTCTTTGAGAACTCTGTCAACTTCTTTGCTGTCTACAGTGTTGCTATCGTAGAGAATTATGGAAAATGCCGCTTTACGGGCAGCACTTGCTTGCTTGTTGATATTGTTAATCTCCTGCTGGAAACGGATATAATGAGAAACCTCGCCACGTTGTGTAATCGAGTTGATCGGTGACGAGAACGACAAGATGAAGTGGGGGAAGAACCGAGAAAGTTTCAGCTCATCTTTGTAAACCCAAAGTGGTGTTTCCCACCGACCTTCAAGATAAAGTATTACAAGCCTTGTAACCCGATCATAGACCCAGACAACTGGCAGTTTGTTCTTCAACCGCAACGATGCTTGATCAACATCAAGATCAGGGAAGATTTCTTCCATAACGGTTGCCGTAGCTGTAGCTTCTGGATTGTCTCGTTTTTCTGCTTCATAGCCTATACGCTCATCATAACGATAAACAAGTGTTCCGCTGTTTTCGTCCATCTTCATGTATTCAGCTTTGATGTACGCTTCATCAAGTTGGTCACGCTCCATCAGCCACTTGCTGTCAGAAGTGTCAGTTTCAGTAGCACTTGGGTCAGCGATAATGTTAAACGGATTGATCACGGATACGGACATGCCAAATTCCCGACGCATTTCCAACTCCCGTTGAAGAATGTCGAGCAATTCGTAATAACGGTTTGCAGTCTCAGGGTCTTTCTCAACTTTGATCAATTGCTGCACAGCTTCCAGCGTTTCCAGTGCTTGTTCCACTGAACCTTTCTTCGGCTGATACCCAAGTTTTAAAACGCCGAAGTTTGTAAAGTGCGCATTGATGATTTGCTTGACAACTTTTGGTCGCAAGTTTAAGCCAAGGTTAGCTTTCTTATTCATTAACACTGGAAGTGCCGCACCGAGAAGTGCAGCAAGCGGTTGGCCTTTCTCATCCTGCGAAGAAATTTCTGCTGACGGGTTTCGCATATAAGAGAAATCAACAAGCGTTTCCACAGTTGTTCGGATAACATTTTCTTCTGGTGCAGCGTTTTGGTCGTCAGCACCTTCATAAGCACCAACAGATGTAAATTCTTTTATTGCTTCTTTCCAATCACTGTGGATTGTTTGCTGCGCTCTAACACCGTCAGCAAAGCGGGTTGCATATGTATGCCCAACTGTTGCACCAATAGGTATAGCGTTTTCAGATAGTAATCGACTTTCGCTAATTACTTGTTCAGGATCACGCTCTGATGTGATAACTCCCAAACTTTCGGCAACGTTTACGCGCTCGTTCTCAGTGTCCATGAATTTGTTCCTTTTCCAAATGTCATACTTGTTTGATTAAACATTACGGATGAATACATCAAATCCGCTGCTTCTGGTATGTACGAAAACATATATTTCAATGTATCCATACTGTGATCATTCTTATCTATCGGTACGTCAATTCTTTCAAGACCGCCATTAGTTTTCCAAAAATAACTGCCGAACTCGTCAAACATCCACGAAAGATGTGTAGAGAAATATATCAACGGTCCGTTCATTTCTCCTGTTATCAGGTTAGGAAAATCATTAACAGCTAAGTAGCTTGTCACTTTTGCAATACCGTTAAGCACATCATTCTGTCCTGCACGATAAAACAGTTCATGACTTTCTGTTAACACATCTTTAATCGTTTCAGAACCTTTGCCTGTGCCGTTTACAATTGTGCGTTTGAAAATAGCTGGATCGGCATTGATGGGATCGTCAAATTCAAGATATGGTTCGTACATAGCACGTAATCTGATTTTTTCATCGCCAATCTGTTTGAGCGACATATTAGGTTTATAGAAACCATCAAGAATAAATACACGACCGATGTGGTCAACAAATCCAAGTAAATAGCAACTAGGTGACGCGATACCAAAGTCAAAACCCTCAAGAGCTTTAAACTTCATGCCAGTAGCTCGTGATTGAAAAAGATACGCTTCTATCTGCCGTTTAGGAAGTGTATGTGTCTCAAGATCAAAATCTGGATAAACAAGTCCTTCAAATGCTCCCCATTCACCGCCAAGGTAACGATCACGAAATTGTCCGGTATATGCCGCCTCAAGTGTCTTGATAAAGTCGTCTTCAAGGTTGTGCTTGTTTTCGTAAGTGCTTGCCTCGAACAGATCAATGAGTGGCTTCTCAGTATCAACATCAATGATAAGATCGGGGTGGATTTCTCCATTTTTCTTATACATTGCCATCGGCTTGATAAGTTTGTGGAATACCCAGTTAAAGGATGGGTTAGCTGCAAGGATCAACCAACGTGGCCCTGTTACAGGCATTGTAGCAGATGTGCCTTTGTATGGAGTGCTACCACGCAGACGACCAAGCAAATCGAGGAAGTCTTTATACATAATCGCGGGGTTTTCGATTTGGTCTACAACTGCCCAATCATATGTTGCAGATAGCAAGTTAGAACTGGTTTGACCATCAGCAGCGGAACGGCCCTTCTGTTGAAGATAACGAAAGTTTACTTTTGACCCATTCTTAAAGATTAAAGTGTTATCCGCAATTGTGGGCCAACGTTTAACTGAACTGGCTGGCACCCACTTAAAGAATTCTTCTCTAATCGTATCGTTAAGCTGTGCATACGTTGCCATAGCAATAATGCCATTAGAACCAGGATAATCCCGCGCCAAGGTGATTGCCTTGACGCAGGATGCCGCAGTTTTACCATTACCGAAACCACCGCCAATGATTTGGATTTTATTTACGGAGCGCATGAACTTTTCGTGCATACCTCCAGGTTTAATTCGATATTCGGGCATTTTATTTTCCTAGTGC